CTATAAATAACTTTTGTAGGAACTATTATATTTTTTTTGATAAGGTCCATTTTAGAATCTATTTTGTTATGAAACCTATCAATATAAATAATATTTGCTTTTACAATATTTTCTTCAAATCTTTCTTCAAGTCTATCTGACTCAAAAGAACAGTTAGATAAATTGTTAGCTTGCAATGATTCTGCAGCTGTAGGACTAAATGTATCATAATTTTGATCAATAGAAATTACATGCACAGATTCATTTTTTTCTGTTGCTGCACCCGCCAATATTACTGTAACTTGACCAGCCATTGTGCCTACCTCTAAAATATTAGTTGTATTTTTGTTAATTAAATCCTTAACCAAACTATATAGACTTTTTTCTGCTTCTTCTGTAATATGTCTATACTTATTTAAATAGATCATTTATTTCTCCTTCTATGATTGTAATTTAGAACCACCTTGATCGGCTATTTGTCGTATTAAATCACTATCCTTTGTAGAATCTGAATTAATACCTACTCTAAATATCGTGGACTCATTATTAAATAAATTAGTTATCCTTATGGGAACAATTCCAATAGAGCCAGATGCTGTTATGTCAACTACATTTTGAGTTATGTTACGAGCATCATCAATAGCAGTTAATGATCTTATACCATCTGACAACCGTAACTCAAACTCTATAGTGCCCGTTTCTAAATTAGTTGTAAAAGATACATCTTTTTCCTTAATCTCTCTACCTCTACCCGCTGCAATGTTTCCTATGGTGGCTTCAAAAAAATTATCACCATTACCAGATGCAGGAAAGTCAAATCTTAGCGCTGGTGATTCAGTAGTAAAAACATCACCTTTTGATAGTAATCTTGCAGAACCCTTTATTACTGCGGCTATATTAGCTGAAATAGGAGCAGCAGTAGGAGAGATTAGTAACGCATCAACAGTTAAATCAACTTGTGATTCAGCAGGTGATGCTGGCTTAATAGTCAATGGTAATACTCTACCTACACTTGTTGGTATAAATCTTGGCACGTTAGTAGAGCTTTGAACACTTAAGGCAGTTACGTTTCTTACGGAGGTAACAGCATTATCTAAAAATTCTTGCACACCTCCTTGATATTGAAATCCTTGAAACTCAGCGGTAGTAGCTGCTGAGGCCATTAGTGTAGAGTCATTAGCACTATTACTACCTTGAGTTGATACATCAGCAGCGTTATGTTTGTTGTTAATTGTAAATGACGTAACAGATATATCTATCAAACTTGGGACTTGGTTATTTGGTGTTCTACCTTCATCAAAAGAAATTACACCTCTATCACCACTCATTGACGGCGCGCCCACATACCCTGTTCCTGTTGTTTCTCTCAACCCAAATGTTCTTTTCATTTTAGGACGTTCTAATAGGTGGTTTTCAATGAACACACCCTCGGCTAAAGTATTAGTCTTAGCGGGAATGAATTGTTTGATAAAGGTAAAAATACCCCCAAAAGTATCATTAAAATTAGATACCCCTTTTACAAATGCATTTAAATCTGTAACACTAATTGTGTTACCACTAGCTCCACTTATACTACTACCCAACACTCCACCACCACTTCTTATTCTATCCCAAGCTGTAGAAGATTGAGTAGCGAACGTAGCTGATGGAGCTAAACCCATTTGAGCAGTTATATCATGCCATTGTTGTGCAAACGGTCCAGTATAATTTTTTCTATAAAGATCTTCGGGATCACCCATTGTTCCAGCTACATCAAAGTCTTGATAAAAATTACGTATTGTATTATTTAAAACACTTATTGGACTCAATGAATAACTAACATAACCCACATCTGCTAATTTATCGCCCGTATCTTCTTGTCTTATTTTATCATTGTCGGGAGATAAGGCAACAGGGGAGTAGTTGCCTATTTTCTTCTGATTCTCAAACACTCTATAATGTTTTCCAGTTAGTCCGCCAAACGCAACTGGATGTGCCGTATTACCTGCGGTTGTAGAGTCAACAATAAAATTGTAATCACCCTTTAATATAATATTTTCTCTTAGTTTGTAATGTGCTGATAAACTGGAGAAATTAGCTTTGTTTGTCACACCAACAGTGTTAGGCGCACCAGTAGAATTTTGAAAAGATATTGATTCAAAATTTCTTGTGTGTTCAAATAAATCTTCGTTTTGTAAAGCTACATTGTTCCAAGCTCTTACTTCATGCATATATCCTTTGAAAGAACCAGACGCTGGAAAGTAAGTAGGAAACTGAGAATAATTAGTCCCGCCTTTAGATATTGTACCCACACCACCAGTGGAAGAAAAATTTATTCTTGACACATCATAGTGAGCCGTTGCACCAGATGAATATGCTACAATGTCATTACCACCAGTGGGAGAAGCGGACAGTGCCAAAGTCCATATTCTTAATGTATCGCCTGATCTTGAAGCAACCACATTAACAAAATTATTAGCACTACCACCTCCTTTAATCCAACCCGACATAGAGGTCAAATCAGTTATAGCTGACATAGAAGCGGTTGTAGTAGATTTAAACGCAGCTCTTCCACTAGCATCCATATCAATAGTATATAGTGGATGCTTCAACAGAGTCATAGCGGTGTCAGCAGTGGCCGACACTCTCATCTGAACAGTAAAGTTTGTCGAGGCTGGAAAATCAAAAGCAAGAGATGAGCCTGTTGTTGCATTAGCTGTAGTTTGAATATAAGCATCGCCCGAAGTATAAAATGCAGGAAAGTCTACTTCTTCAACAACTCTTACTGATGTTGGTTTATGAAAAGCTGAGTATTCGTTATATTTGACAAAATTATGATCTACACCATATATTCTACTGACAGCCTCAGCAACTTCTTTTGTACCTTTTGTTTTTAAAAGGTAAGTAATATTGTTTAGAATTTTATTCCAAATATCGTGAGTTATTTCTTGTCTTGTAGAACCAGATGTAGATTCAGTTAAATATTTTTGGAAGTTAGATTTTGTTGCCATTCCAAAAAGTTGCACTCCGAACTCCTCGGCTAAAGCTGGTAAAAACTTATCTGGAACTCTATTATACTTATCGTAACTTATTCTTTTTACATTAGCCATTTGGTTGATGTATGTTTTTATTTCGTCAAACTCATCACCCATAGTGGCTAATAGTTTTTCTAATATTTTATCATCGTCACCAGAAAACAAAACTTGAGGTAGTAAGTTTTTAAGATTTGGGCCTCTTGACACTCTTGTTTCAGCAGTTGCGGGAAACTCTATTACAGCTTTTCTTGGAGTACCTCTTCTTAAACCATCGGGAGATGTATCAATAGTTAGATACTCAGCGGTGCCAGATGTCCTATCCACAACATTAAGATTTAAATCTTCAAAATTAACTGCTCGTGCAGATATTGAATCCACCATACCTGTTTGTGATCCAGTTAAACTATTTGTAGCGCCCCTAACAATGTGTATTAAAGGGACTAAATCACCATCTTGATTGGTCGCGTTAACTGTTACATTAGGTTCAGCGTTGACATCTGCAGAACTTGATCCTGTTGTTCCTAACTTCTCTAACAACCATAAGTCAAACCCATTTGCATTTTTTTTAAAATCATCAACCTTGTAAATATTTTCTGCACATAGAGATGAAACATCACTACCACTTGCTCCAATTGGGTAGTATTTTAATATGTGCTCATAAGACGTATTAAACTTTCTTACCGCATCGCCAAAGAATATGTGTTGAGAGAAATCACCGTAATCAACCAAAGGTAATACTCTTTCATCTTGGCCCGTTACGCTTAAACTAATTAAAGCGCCACTACTAGCGCCAACAGCGGAAAGAGAGGCTACTAAACTATCATATGAAAATCCAGAATCTGCCATTTAAATTCCTCTATAAAAGACCGTAATCATAATTGGCATCGCGAGTTCGTCTTGCCATTGATGAAGGGTTAGTATCCTCTGTGTCATAAGATTCACCAACAACAAAACTCCACCTATCGGGGTAATCATAGTTAAAAGTATCACCTCTAACATCAAGTTGTAAGTAAACTTTGTAAGGGATGCCAGGATATAAAAGGTTAGTATCTAAGTCAAAAAAGTTACCTTCAGAGTCATAAGATATATCAAAATCGTTTACCTCTATATCATCAGTGTATCTTTCTCTAATCTGAATTTTACCAGACCTAACAATAAAATTATTTGCAGCAGTTGAACTACCTGTAATACTTTTTAATGAAGTTGTTCTATCTCTAATATTTACACGAATCCTTTGTGTTGTTCCCGGCTGAAATTGAGGAACAAGGTTACTTAAACTAATTTGATAGTTTGAAGTCGTATAGCTGCTATGACCAGAGGTAGGCAGTATACAACTAAAAGAAAAAGTATCAGTTCTATATTCACCTGCAGTGGTGACCGTCCAACTATCTGTAAAAGAAGTAGAACTTGATAACCCTATGTTAATACCTGTTAAACCCGCTGCAGCAGTCTCTGTGCCTGCATCACCAACATTTATCTTATATATCCCCTTTGATGCTCTCGCGGCTGTTACAGCGATTCCTAAAGCTATTCCACTTGACCCTGCGCTTGATTCATTGGCCGCGCTTAAGGTAACATGGCCAGGAAACGGGCCTGTTCCATTTAGGTCAGTTAATGCACCATCTACTATACTATAATAGAATAGTAAACCAGATTTAGAAAACTTAATATTGTTTCTATCATCCTTAATAGCACCCGCCCACTCTAACTGTAAGTATGGTGCTTTTTGAGTATTTGTTTCTCTACTATAAAACTTCTTAGAATAAAAATCTTCTGCTGTTACTGATGTAGCCACCCCCGCTGCTGTAGCTTCAGTAGCGTCCTTACATTCTTGACCATCACCCATTCTCAATAGAAATCCATGATCCGCAGAGCCACCATTAGCAATGGTTGTGCCTTCAGAATAATTAAGATATGCTTTGAAGTATTCAGTAACATCTAACTTAAGATTTTCTTCACCTTCGGGAAAATTCATAGAGGCTGAATTAGAATCATAAATTTTAGTAGCATAACCAATATAGTTATTACCACCAGTTTGACCGGCATTACTATCTGTTTTCCAAGGCACTTGATTTGTGGCCGATAATGCGTTCGCGAAACCTGTGTTACTAAAATTATCATTATCTAAACCACGACCTTCAGCCCAATTACTAGTAAGAGGAAAACCAAATATATCAAAATTTTGTGGCACTGTATCAGTAGACGGTGTGTTAAACATATAAATGTAAGCCGACACACTGGAGTCTGTTCTTGGGTCGGGATACTTACCTGTGCTAATAATACCGGCACTTAATGAGGTAAGTCCAAACTTAATCAAAATTCTGGCAAACTCTTTCCGTTTGTCGCGACGATCATTAATTTTATTCCACACTTCTAATACAGGTGTTAGCCCAAAATTAGCGGTGGTAGAATATTCTGTTATCCATGTGTCTTTAGATGAAAATGCTCTTGCGTAGCTCATTTTATTCTCTCATTAATATCCGCCGCCGCCACCACCACTACCAGTTCCAGTTCCAAACGCTGCAACTGTTGATTGATCGGCAACTCTGCTTATAATATCAAAATTAGGATATTTTAACTCCCAAACAGCATCTTGAGGAAGTTTAACAATACCGCTTGTTGTGTTGGCGTTTATGTTAAATTGTGTACCTGAATACGCTCGCCCTTCTATTGCACCTACTCTATTAGAAATATTTAAAGTTGGAACAGCTCTCACGCTTGCTAAATTTTGTAATCTTGATTGAACATCAGAAATTACAATACTGTCGTTGAAATTAGTGCGAGCGGTGTCAAAATATCTTTGTAAAACTAATATACAATCCATCATAGCTTGAGCTTCATTAACATCGGCCATTGGAACAATAGTAAAATCCACACCTATATTTATTATACGACCATTAGTTATTCTTATGGTATCAGAAAATGATTTGAAATTTTTCATATAAGTTTCTATATTATTTTTTATTACTTCACTTGGTAGTGTAAGGTTACCAACATCATTTCTTGTTATCAGAAATAATTGAACCCCTAAATTGTTAGTCGGATCTTTTCTTACAAAACTTCTAAATATACTTCCAAAATGCGCTGGCATTGACATCATTCTGGTTTGATAATCTTGAAGCGTTACACACCTCATTTGAGAACTCATATTAAAAACAGCATTCTCTTTAATGGAGGATACAGTTTCAGCCTCTTCTCCTCCACTAGCTTGTTCACCATTACTACAAGATAAAGTGTCATAAATACTTCTAACCACAACAGCAGAAAGTGATGTTATATTTGGTTTTGCAAAAGCCAATTCTTGTCTTATGAATCTGTTTAATGTATTTGCTCCTACGTTTGTATTAACGCCACCACCAGCTCTATATTGAATAGAAAGTTCGGTATTCTGTGGAGCAACACCTAATGTTTTTGTTTTAAGAAAATTAGTTGAGTCAATAGCAGCGGGTGTAAAGCCTGATGGAGAACCTCTTAAAGATGGAGGTAATACGAAATCATTAGGGTTGGGAATTATTTCACTATCGGCCTCTGTCAAAACACCCGATCCAAATCTAATAGAGGTTAACCCAGTTGGTTCTCTTTCGACAACATATCTTTTAGGAACTCTTTTTAATTTCATAATGTAACCTGCATCACCAGAACTATCACTAGTATTAACCTCACCAGTAAAAACAGTATCTCTTGCTAAATTATCAACTTGAAAATATTGACTACCATCTGTTGCCGATACTGAAACTACCTCATTAACATCACTTTCTGGTAAAACAACTTTTAAAAATTTTACCGGATCATTTGCTCTGTATTTAAAGGTTTTAGAGATACCAGCTGCAGCAGAAACCCCTGTTACGGTTACTGTGGTAGTGCCACCCGCTGACTTAACCATCCTATTTTTTGGTTGAGTAAAATCTACATCATCTAAAACTTCAAACGAAACAATAGGGTCAAAGTTTGTAACGACAGTTGCGCCTTTTTTTAAAACAAACAAACAATCACCCGAAACACTTTCTTGTAATGTTGCACTAATGGATAAATTTACTACGGCTGGTGTTGTATTTTTTGGAGTATATCCAAAGTTTTGAGCAAGAGAAACAATATTTTTAGCTTCAACAGCTCTGTTAATATAGGATTCATTAACTTGTCTATCTATATTAAAAGATAATACATCGCCTACATAAGCCATTAAATCTAAAAGCGCCATACCTCCAGAAGCATCATTAAAGTCACGAAAATCATTTGGAAAATGTCTTCTTGTGTAGTCTATTAAGTCTGCTTTAATAGAATCAAAATCTTTAGATAAATAATTAATTTCTCTATTTTTAGTTAGGGGCATCTTAACTCTCTGGATTATTCAAAGTAAGGTTGATATTATCTACCATAGCCTGTTGATCTGTAATAACATAAGTCATGTTTACTCTAATTTTATTATTGCCTAAAATTGGTTCTTCATCTTGAGTTATCATTCTAATATTTGTAACTCTTATATAAGGTAAATATCTCCCAATTGCAGTTTCTATTTCTAATCTTATATTTTCAAATGTCTCTTCTCTTGTAATTGGTTCAAACAACTGACCCTGCAATACAGGAATATTAGTTCCTAAATTAGCGTCATTAATTCTTTCACCTTTAAGAGTTAATAAAAGAACTTTTATGTTTTCTCTTACTGCAGAAATAGTATCGGTATTACCCTCAAAAAATCCCCTTCTAAAAGATCTTAAAGGAAACTTATAATTTATAGAATTAACTTTTGCTGCGTATCTTTCTTTTTGAGCAATAATTTGTTGTCTATCTTGATCAGTGGAAACATAACCATCTGGGTAAAAGGGATCTAATGATGGTAATCCACCATGATTATTTTCTTTTGGCATTACAATATCTCTTAATTTATAAATTGATTATTACTTAAAAATTTAGAAGCTTTTTGTGTTATTTGAGCTAATTTAATTTTTTGATTAGTAAATGAATCAATAGCATCCTGTAATCCTGTGCTTACTACTTCTGTTTGCTGACCTAATGGGGCTGGATTTTGTGGATCACCACTATCAGTTTCTATAGGCGCTGTAAATCTTGGATTATCGGCGCCACCAATAATTGCTTCAAAATTAATTTTTTGTTTTTTAGTAATGTTGCGCGTGAAAGCTCTTCTTACCAGTCTTGGGGGTTGTGGAACAGATATACTAGTTCCTGGCACATATGTTCTTGGTATGGTTACAGTTGAATATTTACGTACATAATATGTCTCTACTTTTTGTGCTGATCTTCCACCAGTTCTATTCAACCAATCCGCTCGACTCTCTGTCCTAGTTCTTCTTTCCACTCCCGTTACGATTCTTTTTCTACCTCCACCTACATATTGGCCTGGCGTTCTTATAGTTCTATTTGGACGCGGCTGATATTTCGCAGGTACACTTACTTTTTGTTTAACTTTAATTTCTTTTTCTAAGTTTAATTCTATTTTAGGTAGTGCATGAGTGTGGTCTAAAAAAGCATCTAATAAAGCTTGAGTAGAATCTGCGAAACCCTCAAGTGTTGTTAATATTTCTCTTATTAAATTATTATTTTCTCTTTGTTGGGTGACTAACTTTTCACCCAATACTTGACGATATAACACACCATTTGTTTGTTTTGAAGAAATATTATAAATCTCATCAGCTATATTAGCAATTATTGATCTATCCTCTCCGTTTAAATCAGTTTGAGAAGATTCTGTACTGTTAGCTATATTTTGTAAAGAGTAATTACCTAATCTTTTTATAGATGAATCAATAAAGTGAATAGTTTTAGTGCTAGTTTCACCAATAGAAGGGTCATAACTAATGGCGTTTACAACATTTTGTGGTAGCCCATAATTTGGATCGGTTATAACCGATTTGGATAACACTTCTGCTTGTTGTGAAATTTCGTCACCCTCAGCATCGGTATTTTCTGCATTATAAGTTTCTATTATTGTAGGTTTATCCGATACTTGACTATTATCGCCAGGTGTAAAATATATAAAATTATTAAGAAGATTATTATTGGGTGAGTCTTGACCCTCTAATCTTATTCCTTGTTCTAAGACTCCTTTTTTATTATTTCTATTAAAAGAATGTCGAGAATAAGTTTTACTTCTACCTTGTTGAACTACATCACCAAAAGTTATAGGTATTGACATATTTAATGTTTCATCAGAAGGCATGAAATCTTTATATCTATTTCTTAGTCTTTTTACATCAAAATTAAATCCATATTTATAAGCGTTGTTAGTTTCTGAATCCTCTATACCAACAAAATCTCTTGCATAGCTAACACTTAAAGATGATGAATCATTAACCCTACCTACATAATAGCCAGCTGCAGCAGCATTTGGTTCTTCTTTCATTATTAATACTTCTTCACCAACTTCTGGTATACAAATATTATGCATCGGAAAGAATGGAGGATAAAATATTCTGTCTACTTCTCTTTCTGGAAATGCGCTACTGTCATCTAAACCTATTATTTTAGCATAAACACTAAAGGGTGGTTGTACACTGGAAGAAGTAACTGATTTATAAACTGTAAAATCAATTTCTATTACTATACCCTTATATATTAAACTAGAGTGATTGACACCAATACCTTGTGAACTATTAAAACTATTTTGGGTGTAATCCATACCCCTATTAAATTGTTTTAAAAGATCTTCGCCACCAAGTCTCATTTATCTACCTCAACGTCTTTAATTTTAACACCACTTTTTTGTAATACATCTTCCAAAAAAATTAACTCTTTTCTTGTTTCGGTTATTTTTTTTGTAACAGTTTCCATAGCCTGTAACATATTATCATACACTATCAATAACTCACAGTACCTTTCAGCACTTTCTTTTAACTCTTTTTCATCCATATTAACCGATAAAATCCTCTTTTATATCTGAGTAATTTATCTTTATCTTTTTTAATGACTTAGTTATTTTGCGACTTGGTAAATCTGTCGCCTCTCTAATGTATACATAAAGTTGTTTCTTATTATAAATATTAAACCGATGATAGTTTTTCAATATATCATTAACTATTTCTAAAACTGCAAAATCTTCTTTATTATAGTTGTCTTTGGAATCCCAATCATCAAACTCCTCAATAATACCAGAAATAAAATCTTGATTGTGTTGGTTTACTTCGTTTTCTTCATAAGCGTTAATACTAATGTTTTGCACAATAATATCTTGATTATCATCATCAATAAATCTTTTATTCTTATCGGCATTACACCTCTGAATCATCCAATTTTTTGTGATGGTGCCGAAATATGAAAATGATTTTTTATTTTTAGATATATCAAACTTATTGAGTTTTTCATAAAGATGAGTCATTACTTCATGCTCAATTTGTTCTCTATCCCAAAGTATTTTATTAAAATTGTAAGTGTAGTAAATGTTTTCTACGAGCTTACGAAAGGCAGGTTCTATTATGGCTACAAAAACTTTATGCTTATCTTCAATATCTTCGTTGGTGTTAAACTCAACGATAGCTTCTTCTTGTTCAATTCCCCAATATTTCATAATTATCCTTTTATATATATTAACATTTAATTTTAATAAAAATTTTATTTTTTTTAATCTTTAGAACATAAACGGTTGTTTTACCCATATTAAGGTTAATTGACTTCTCCAACCTCATCAAGATTTCTATTTTCTATTAGAGTTCCTTCTAGTATTGTTTGAAAGCCGCTTGGAGTTACTGATTCTCTTACGTTAGTAACTATATACATACCTTCTAATTGAGGAACTACACCTCTAATATGAATAGTAGTGTTAGGAAATATATTTGTAGTTCCATGAATTGTTACAGTTGTTTTTCTCATGTAATTTGATAATAATTGAGTAGCAAAATTACCTCCAGATTCAGCAACTAACATAGCATTTAGTTTGGCCATCCTTTCTGGGTTTTGCATCAAAAAACTTGTAACAAGACTGGCAGGCACGGTTGGTTTGTCACTTGTTCCATTAGCAAAAAATGCATTTCTATCAAACGTAACTCTTCCAGCTGCACCTACCGCACTATCGTTAGCTATTTCTAACACACCTTTAAATTTTGGATCTTCAGCTATCAAAAAATCTCTGAGTTCAACAGCTATATTTCCAAATGATAAAAATTGAGCAAATTTATTTGGATCGCCGGCAAATGCTCTTGCACCTAACTCAAAAGTCAGAGTCATGCCAGGGTCAAACTTAGAGTTCATATCTATTCTTTCTATTAAAGAATCGTCTTTTTTATAATCAAGCAATAAATTTTCTTCGGGATACCTGTTTCTAAATATAGCTTCATCAATTTCCGATATTGCTTGTCTCGCTGTATTTCTCCAATTTTTTGTCGGAGAAAATACTTCCATAACTCCATCAGATCTTGTTCTAAAGCCTATATTAATATTTTTACCATCTACCCCTACTGCATCGGGCTTCATTATTTGTTGCATAAATTGAAATATAGACATATTTCCATTTTGTTTGTTCATTAAATTTTCTATAATATCTCTACGTATAGGTATATCAGCCACATTATCAATAGTGAAGGTTGATAAATCTGCAAATTGTGGGCTGAAATCACCTAAATCTTCGTTTTCATCATCTTCTGGTCTAAATAAATGACCATACGTTACGTCTTGTATTCTCCATTCGTCTTTATCTCCAATCCATTTTGAATTAATAACTTGAATCGGACCTCTTGGTACATTATCCTTACTTCTACTTCCAATTCTTCTATTTTTTGGTAATGGCGCTAAAACATTTCGTACAACAAATTGGATGAAACCAATATTTAAATCTTCACCATCTACAATTTGACCATCTGGTAAAAGAATAGTTGGACTATTATTTCTATTATTAATTCTTGTAAAAAATCCGCGGCCGGGTAATCTGTCTAAAAAATCGCCTATGTATAGCCAATTTTTATTTGGTGATTTTTCCGGAAACTCTGCAGAACCGAATTGTTTTATCGGCTGTTGATATTCACCTGTGCCATATGGATAGTATTGATTTGAATATCCTTTACTCTTAAGTACCCTTGTGTTGTCTTGTTCACGACCCACCACACTAGCGCCACGCCGCGGTTTTAAATTGTCTCCATCTCCTTCATATGCATCTATACTTGCTCGACTGCTGCCAGCTAAAGCATAAACTGGTTTCATATTAGCAGTGCCTGCATTTTCGTCATCTTTTACTACCCAATAATCAAATATTTTTTCTTCACCTCCTATTGTTGTTTTTTTAACTAACTCACTCCAGTTTATCTTATACTTACCTGCAGAGCCAGGATCACCGCCAGCATAAGTTGGATTATCATCACCTAAAGGATAAAAAGTTCGTTTTGAATCTTGATCTTTGTCGGGGAAATAAAAATTCTTTCTATTAATTACTAATGCCCTTTTCATATCTAAAGTTAAATTCATACAATGTTCACCGCGACCAATTCTACAGCCATACGTTGTTAAATCAGCCTCATCATCATCTACACCGGCCGGCACTGTATCAAGTCTATCAACAAGAATAGGTTCAGTTGGGGTGCCTATATTTGATAATGGTCTTCCTTCATATACAGTGTGAAGTTCATTCCAAGGTTCCTTCCAAGTTGTAGCGTTTTTTGTCCATGATTGAGAATTATTTTTACGACCTATTTGAACCCCTAAATTATTACGTTGGCCGCGGCTTGTCGCATCGTCATCTAAATTATTCACACCCATCGGAGGGGAAGTTACAAGTTCTTCGCCTTGGTCATTTCTAAACCCGTATATACCATTAGGTGTTCCGAATGGCATAGCTATAGTTGTTTTTGTTGGATCAATTTGTGTAGCATTCTGTCGGCCCGGATATAGGTATAAAGGAAATCCACCGTTTTCTAAATACCATCCGCTTTGTTGATACCATCCCTCATTATTAGGTATAATAATATTATTTGCATCATCTATCATATGATAAGGTGTATCTGTTCCCGAATCTGGCCATTCGCCAACAATAGTATAATCGCCAGGAAGAGTAGGGTCTACTTCAACATTAAAAAGATCTAAAAAAGCTTGATAATCTTTTACATGATTTCCACCACTAACGCTTACTAATTTACCTTCACTATCAAACCTTTCAATTCTTGGACCGGTTTTGAATCCATACGAGTTTGCGCCGAGCGCTTCTTCTGAGCCAGGAGCTGCTGGATTACCAAATAATTGCCAATTAACGAAGCGCATCCCTAAATTTGGAATATTGACCATGTTAGGGTCGTCTTTATTTAAAGATACGGTATAAGGGTTGTTGTTTATTATCGTATCTCTATACGACTCTGGGTCAAAAATTATTTTTGGAATACCAATTATAGGTTTACCTTGTTTAGCAATATTATTTCTAAAAGTTTTAGTATTTGATGGTGGAAAATAAACTGTGCCACCTTTAGCGGGACCGTAGTTAGTTACATCACCTGCACCACGTTGTACAACGTCATCAAACATTCTATACCATTGTTGAGCTACTTTAGTTGTTAATCTCATTGGTTGGGCGCGCCCCATTGGAACTTCTAAAACATCATCAAAATCAGAAGTGTCATCGTATAAGCTTAATGGCGCTTGAAGTCCAGTATCTGTTTGGTATCTTGAATATTCAGTTAATTGAATATTGATACTTGACTTTTGACTTTCTATTGCTTCTAAAGTTGAAGTGTAAGATATATAACGTGCGTATAATGGTTCTAATTCAGAATTAAGTCTTTCTATTCGACTTACTTTATCATCGACAAACCCTTGAAACTCTTCTACTATCTTGGTTAAACGATCCTCTTGGTATTGTCCTACATCATCACCCATATCAACCAATTGAAAGAAATCGAGAAAGTTAACAATTCCATCGCCAGTGAGATCTAATCCATCTTCAAAGAAACGCTCTGGGCCTATGTCCTCTAAAATTGATTCAGCCGTAGAATTATTTATAAAATTTGTTTGTTCACCGCCACCATCGCCATCAATACTTTCAAAATTATCTGTTCGTAGACCATAAAACGCATATAAAATATATTCTCTAGTAACAGTAGGATATTGATCTACTTCTACATTGTTAAGTTCAATAAATGTTTCATATTGATTAGTATTATTGTCAAAAGACCCTTGTATATTTCTAAGAAAATTACTAAATCCAGAGTAAATAAGATTTCCTGCAGGATCTCGTTGAGTAGGATTAGCACCATATCCATAGTTGGTTCTTGCTCGCACAGCACTAACACCACTAAAACCCAACTGATCAATACCCATTGTAACATTTTCTCTTAAATCTCCATTTTCATCAAATGGTGATCGACTATATCTTCCTCCAGTAAGTTGCTCTATACCTGCACTATCACCATCAAATACATTAGCAGTTTCAATTGATTGTAAATTTTTGATTTGATTTACTTTTTCTAAAATTTGCTCGCCCAAGTCATCTAACGCAAGTTGTATTGGTTCTATATCTTCATTAAGTGAAGATAGTCGCCCCTCCGCTTGAGCAATTGCTGCTACTAAATCTTCGTCTACTGGCATATCTTGAATGTTAGCTACATCGGGAATAGAAGTCTCGTCTTCGTTGCCACCGAAGCGATTATTATTACCTTCTGTGAATCTATAATTTCTATATTGTTTACCTGTTAACCAATCTAAATCAATTGGCTCATCATATATATCTTCTACCTCTCTACCTTCTTCTTGTAGTTCGCCTATTCTCTCTCTTATTATTCGTTCAAAATATGAACCTAAATATACAGTGTATAAATTATACCATTTTCTTTGTGTAAGGTTCCAAATTTCTGGATTTTGTTGTCTGTATTTATCAACCTCTATAATTTTTTGCAGATTTTCTGTCTGAGTGGTACCACGGAATGTTTTTGTTACAGTATAGCTAACAAGATAGTAATACTTACCGCCCCTGTCTGCGGCCATATAATCAGAGGGGCTAGTTGGGTCAAAACCGTTTAAACTACCACCGGTTGGATTATCATTATCATCATAATATCTATACCAATCTGGTATAAAAAACCTGTGAACACCTCGCTCTTCACCAAAAGTGGAAGTATCGGTGGCAATGCTTAGTAAACTGGTGTTGTTTTTATTGTCATGTTCTTCCAATCTTCTAACTAATTCACGGTCTTGGTCGTTATCTTCATCTCTGGTAAGAAAATCAACAACCCTTATAAAACCTCTATGTGGAAGTCCTATTGGTGCGCCAACTGGTGCTGGAAACAAAACGTCAGCAATATCTCTGGTTGCTGACGTTTGTATCCCGTCTATTAAGGTTAATCCCCTGCATGGAATATATTGTTCTGAAGTAACATCAAAACCATCATTAATTTTCCTTTGTATTTCTGAGTTAATTTTATTTCGTCTACTTATAAAAGGAGGCATACATTTTTCTTTTAGACGAATAACTGCGTCTTGTATTCTTTGATTAGTTTCAGTGCTATTTGCTCTCCGAATTTGTGATTGAAACGCAGAAGTTATATTAGAATCGGGAGTAGTTGACATATAAGCAAATTTGGGAATTATTTTTCTTTCACCAGACAAGATGGAATTACGATTTCTGTCACTTATACTTAATTTTATACCATCCATAACCCAACCCAAATAATAATAAACTATCTTTGATTTATAATCAGTAATAGGTTTAAAACCGGTTGACTCTTCATCGGGGCCAGCGGCATCATCAACTTCTCCCTCTTGATTAACATCACCAGCTTGATCAACTCTTACTTGTCTAATAGTTTTTTGAGTCACAGAAATTCCTGGCGTATATGGATATCCTAAAGATTCTCTTTCTCTTCTTCTTTTTATTGAAGCTTCAATAGCTCTATTTCTTTCAGCTTGTTCAGACTCGCTTAATGTTTCAGATTGAGCGGTGAGTTCGACAAGTGCTTGATCTAAACTTTTATTATCTATATTAACATCAGCCAAACTAAAACCGGCAACAGAGGATAGGTCTTCAAAATAGCTTCTTTGTTCGTTTAGAGCCGCCTCTGTCAAATCCACCTCTGATCCATCGACTTTTGTTATTTTAATGGTTCCAAATGTGCCTAACTCAGCACCATCTCCCTCATAATCATAAGTGCCCATCAATTTACGCCAAGTATTTGAAATAGTGTTCATTCTTGTAGTGGCTAAAAACATTTGAGTTTTACCCATTAATTTAAGACTAACTTCCATCTGACCTAACTCATTAAAAGAAAAATCATAACCTGTTATGTTCATTCTTTGAGCTGACCAATATCCTCCAGTATCCATATTCCCTGTAGGAACTCTTAACATTAATCGTTCTGTTTGGTTGGGATCGGTTTCAAATATAGGGGGTGGAGTACTATCATATCCGGCGACAGTTGAAGGATTAGACCAACCATAAATGATAAGAAACTCACCTTGCAATGTGGACATTTTAGCATATTCGGGTCTAGTGTTCAATATGCGAGGATCGTTAACCGTTAACCTAATTGTCATTGTTTTGAACGCATTTATGCCGTTTTCTACTTGCAAATCTGTTATACCAATACCGCCAGTTCCATCAATAGTTTGGGGAACAGCTTCAGCCATGAGAATACCGTTTGATGGTGTTATAGATAAATAAGTATTATCGTCCGCTTCTCTCGCCTCAGCGATATAAAGATTGATAAAACGCTCTTGTAATTGTGTTCTAATCGTTTCCATTATATCAGCCGAGCCGTCACCTTCACTACTAATAGATCCTAAGGCATCAGTATCGTCAGTATAATACACTTGTCGGCGGTTTAGGAAATTATCTGTTACTGTTGATACGTTATCACCATTTTCGTTTGCTTTATCTTCTATTATCTGAAACATTTTTTCATATTCACTTTCATCAAAAATGCCTATGAGTTGCACAAACGGCATCATACCACTAATAACTTGAGTATTAGATTGTCTTCTGTCGTTCCAGCCTTTTATAATGTCTTGTGGTATTAAGGCATCAAAGACGCTACCAGTTGATACATTGTCTGTCATTATGATGTAGCCTTATTTCTTCTTATGATATTGAGGAAAGGATCAATACTGTTGGGTATTTTTAACAAAAAACCAGGCAGTAACTTATATGAAAAAGGATTATCTAAATCGTTTAATAAACATATCGCCCACCAATACGTACCACTACCCAAATAAGTTTGTGCTAAATGGTCTAACCTATCTGACTCTTTAAACCTTATAATAGTATGAGGTATAGTAGACATTTCGTTTTCACTTATAGCTGGAAATGTTTCTAATCTTCGTGGATCACCCACAAAACTCTTTACTGTTCTAAATCTATTATATCTTGAAGTTGGCATGTACGTTCCTTTATTTTTCTATAAATACTAATTATGACGCATAAACAAGACCTTCATCATCACGACCCACAGGCACTCTTGCCACTTGTGTTATACTGCCCGCAGCCGGATCATCACTCGTTCTTGGTATTTGTCTATTAGCTGCGTTAACATTATCCAAATAATTCTCTTCTCCCGGAACTGATTGTCCAGAAGCCAAAAAGTTCACACCATACCCAATATCGGTGATTTCCGTTTCTGTAAATGGATCGAAAGCGTTTCCACCATTTGGGTTTGTGATCTCTCTATATCTTGAAGTAGCTGCATCTAAGCCGCCAGCAGGACCGTGATAAAAGTTAGTGTCACGATTCGGCATTGAGTCGTGAATGATTTGATAGTTTAAAGTAATTACACAACCTTGAGGCATTCTCGCTGCAGAAGTCATCTCCCACTTACCGCCGGCAAAACCTAACCAATCGTAAGAAAGACTTCTAATAACACCTGTCTTATATTGAAAAAGATCACCTACTCTTAAGGCTACAATCGGTCCCGTAGCCATTCTACCTGTATTATCAAATTCGGGATAACATTGTTGGGCCAACCATAAAACTCTTTCATATACATTTTGTAATTGTCTCATTTCGTTAGCAAAAACAGTAAAGCTTAAATCTATAGTTCTATCTGTAAATGTATAAGTATGAGTTTGCTCACTTCTACCAAAAAAATGTTTTGAAGCCCATGTCGGTGTATACGATTCTGATAAAGTATTAATAATAGCTTGTAAAAAACAAACCTGTAATCTACCATCAGTTCTGTTTACCGTTGAAAAAGTAAAAGGAAAATATTGACCATTGCCCAGTGCCACCACTTCTTTATCAACTTGTGGTTGTGCGCCTGTTGAATCTACAGATATGGCATCTAAATCCTTAACTGCAGGTTCTATAGCCTCTGGTGTTACAGTTGTGGCCGGCCCATTTGTAGTAAAACCTGCAGACCTTCTATCATAAGTTAAATATTGTGCATCATCTTTTTCAAAAGAAAAAGGCACACGATCTAATTGGGCAGGTTGTATTTCACCACTAATAACATTTACACCTCTACTAGCTTCTGGTTCTTGTAAAAGATTAATAGATGTTCCTGCGATAACACCATTATTGTAAATAGCATTAGTTGCGTTTATTCCGCCTGCAGCACCAGCCCTATTTCTTGTATATAGTGAGGTGAATGTGGCGTTAGTATTACCATACCCAGGCGTTCCCTCACCATTACCTGTGGTGTTTCCTGGCATATTTAAAGGATTTGGCATAAATCCGAAGGAAACCGAATCAGAAGAGTTTGGTGGTAATAAAAGATTTTGTTGTAAATTTTCTTGTAATGGTTTCTTAGTCAAATAGTTTTCTTGTGGTCTACCCCAACCAGCAACATAAAGTTGAGAAACTCTAGTTACAGCATTTTGTGCCATTAGATCATAAAAAGTGCTTAACCCCAAATCGTTTTCTGTGTTAGCTAAACCTTGAAAAAAGTTTCTTGTTTCATTTTGTGCTACAGAAGAAATGGTGCTTTCCAAATCATCTCCCCCCACACCCCCTAAAATTTGACCCAAAATAATTCCTTCATAAGATTGATTATATATATCAAGAGTATCAGGCGGATCAACAAAACTTCCACCTTGTTCATTATAATAATTAGCCATATAATCAAGACTACTTTTAAACTTATTTGTTATTTGAGCTTGACCAGCCGTTTTTGTATTGCCTTCTACTGGGTGTGTGTTTCTATATACTGGATCACCTTCACTATCATTAAAAAACACATTCCATGTTTCTTGTAATAGAGTAAAAAGACTTTTCCTTCCTTTTAGTTTCATAAAATTTTGAGGCTCGGTTTTATATTTTCCACTAAAGTTATCGTCAGCTCCTATAATTTTTACAAGAGAAGTAGTTTTACCAGCAAATTTATCCATTCTAGTTTCGCCAGGAACTGCATTATCATTTAAGCTTAAACCCACCGCTGCGCCTTCTGGGGCACTACCCCCTATAGTGTCGTGAGCACGTTCTTCTAAAAAATCGCCCTTACCAAAAGTTTCACCACTTTTTGCGGGAAACTCCACCTCTCTAACAAAATATTCATGTTGTGGTTCAACAGGTTTATTGAAATTAGTGGCTTT